AGATGACATGGCAACACCCCAAAACATAATTGACAGGGCCACCTCCCTGATTCGTGTCAGAACCTCTGGGGTGACTTTTTCTACTGACGACGCAAATAAAAACGCAGATGTGTTTGTTGCGTTGCAGAACATGATTTCTGAGTGGGGCGAGGATGGGCTTTGCAACATCCCTGCACCTACGACTTTGACTGAAACACTAGATGTTCCACATGGAACAATTCGGGCGCTCGGTTACAACCTGGCCGTCGAGATCTCAAGCGACTTCGGTATCGATCCCTCGCAGGTTGTTTTTGTGATTGCACAAGAAACAAAAGACCGGCTTGAGGGTGACATCAGCATCGACATCTCTGTTGATATGTCGGACCTAGCGTTCACCTTCCATCAATCAAACTACGATGTGAATACTGATATATGAGAGCAGATGTCCAACTAGAATCGAGCTACAACAGCACCAGGCTCGATGCTAACCGACAGCAAGTGCTCAACATTTACCCGCATACATTGCGGGGATACAGACAGGTGCCTGGCTACGTCACTTTTGCCGACTTCCTAAGCACTGGAGAGGCGCTCACAGATGCAAACGCATCAACACTGACCGATGCCAATACCAACGTCATAGAGGCCTCTATTACGCCAGGTGGCGCAGACAGGGGCATCATTGTAGAAGGTCCGAACGCCCTCATGTACCAGGTAACAGGGTCGTCGCTTTACTCTGTTGATTCTGGCGGCAATGCTTTGTTCCTTGGCAACATTTCCAACTCGCCAAACCCTGTTGTGATGGCTACTGACGCAAACCAGTTAATCATTTGCACTGGTGGCAACCCATCGGCTTATGTGTACACCGTTGCAGGCGGCTTGGTCGAGATCAGCGACACAGATCTATCTACTACAAAGTCAGTCGCGTTCTTAGACTCACGATTCATTTTTGACCAGCCTGACGGGTATTTTGTCGTTTCCGCGCTGAACGACGGCACAGACATCAGCGCACTAGACTTTGCACAAGCAGAGGCGCTCCCTGACGACATCAGGCGCGTTTTCTCGCTTAACCAATTGCTTTACCTGTTTGGAGAAAAGACCACTGAGGTGTGGTTTACGAGCGGCACAGGGCGGCCACCATTAGACCGCCAGGCAGTGTTACAGCATGGCATTTGCGGCACCTACGCAGTTGATTCTATTGACGGCGCGATTTACTTCATTGATGGCAACAGGCGACCAGGCGTTATCGTCGGATCTCAACATCAACCGCTGTATGTTCCTGCAATTGGAGAGGCTTGGGCGAACTACGGTACCGATGACTTTACCAGCGCCAGGGTGAGCTGCTACTCGCTGCACCAAGAAAACTTCGTTGACTTTATCTTTCCGAACCAGGGAATCATCTGGACCCATCACGTTGTATCTGGCTCTTGGTTTGAGAAGGACTTTGTGACCACCACTGTCGTTCAAGGTTACAACCTGGTACTCGCGGCTCACGCAATCAACAAGAAGATCTACCGGCTCGATTACGACAACTTCCAGCAAGACGGGGCAAACATGACGCGCAGAAAGGATCTGCCGTTGATCTCCTCTGAAGTGCTTGGCGTTGGCGGGGCAGAGATGGTCATCGACAAGATCAAGCTGCACGTTGAAACCTCCAGCGCGACAGACGTTACGGTCAAGGTCAGCAAAGACCTGATCACGTTCACAACCATCAACACCGTCTCGGTAAACGGTAACAAGACAATCGACATCAACTCTCTAGGCAAATGCAGAGAGATCATTGTAAGGGTCGAAACCTCCACCAATGCAAAGGTGGACATCATTGACGCGGCTATTGACGCACAAGTATTGAAGGGCTAACCAATGGGACAACTGACACAAACTACGGCACAAGTTCAGGTAATCTTAGACGATGCAGATGCCGCAAACGTCGGCAAGACCTCGCTGACGGACGGATCAGATACTACCTCTGTCGCATTCAAGAAAAGCGGCTTCTACTCACTGCAAGGCTCCAGTGCTAACGCACCTTCAACTGATCGCGCTGTTTTAATCTCTGCGGTACGAGATACAGCAGCAACGGGTGAAATCCGATACGGTCAAATAGCAATAACAGAATCAAACGGTTTGTGGTGGAATCGGGATGACGGGGGCAGCCTGGGAACATGGTATGAGGCCGTAACCACTGCCAGCGCCCAAACATTAACGAATAAGACCCTTACGTCCCCGATTCTCACCACCCCTCAAATCAACGACTCAGCAGCAGATCACCAGTATATTTTTGCTGGATCTGACCTGACAGCAGATAGAACAGTAACGCTGCCTTTGTTGACCGGCGACGATACTTTTGTGTTTGCAGCACACACTCAAACTCTTACCAACAAGACCCTGACCACCCCAACCGTTTCAGGGCTAACACTGTCTGATGCTTCTATTATCTTTGAAGGTGCCACCGCTAACGATCACGAAACCACGCTAACGGTTACTGACCCAACTGCGGATAGAACCATCACGCTGCCAGATGCAACCGATACACTGGTGGGTCGAGCTACAACAGACACTTTAACCAACAAAACGCTAACCTCGCCCATAGCCTCTGGCCTATCTCTTTCAGACGCTTCTATCGTTTTCGAGGGCGCAACTGCGAATGATCACGAAACCACACTGACAGTCACAGACCCGACCGCTGATCGCACCATTACACTTCCAGACGCTACTGACACTTTGGTTGGCCTGGCCACAACAGACACGCTAACGAATAAAACACTGACTTCACCTGTTTTCAACACGGGCGTTAGCGGCACGGCGGTGCTCGATGAAGACGATTTTACTGGAGCCTCTGCCACTAAACTTGCAACTTCAGAAAGCATCAAGGCGTATGTTGATTCCCAGGTTGGTTCGTTTGACACGCTGTCTGAAGTGCTTGCGGCAGGCAATACCACAGGTTCAAACGACATTGCTGTTGATACAACTCAGAAGGTTCAATTCCGTGATACCGCGATCTACATCAACTCAAGCGCAGACGGTCAGTTAGACATTGTTTCAGACACAACAGTGCAGATTGATAGCGGCGGCACAATAACTCTTGATGCTGACACTGACGGTCAGGTTGCGTTCAAAGATGGTGGAACACAATACGGTCTTATTTCTAAAGCAGTTAATAACCTGATTCTAAAATCTTCAGTAGTCGATGGCGACGTAATTATTCAAGGCACTGACTCTGGCGGCACAGTTACCGCTGCAACTTTTGACATGTCGAACTCTGGTGCGGCCACTTTTGGAGGAGCAGTCACTGCCGACGCTGGTATAAGTGTAGACAACATCAACATTAACGGCACTACGATTGCCCTAAGCTCTGGCGACCTAACACTAGATGTTGCAGAAGACATCATCCTTGATGCTGATGGTGGAGACTTTAAATTTAGAGATGGTGGCGCAGGATTTTTTACTATTTCTAATAGCAGTCTTGATACTGTGTTAAAAACTGAGCAATCAAACGAAGATTTTATTATTAAAGGCAATGATGGCGGTAGTGAAATTACAGCCCTTACCCTTGATATGTCAGAGGCAGGTGCGGCTACATTCAACGCTGGTGCTACTTTTGGCGGCAACGTAGACGTAACCGGCACAGTGACTTCTGATGGTTTGACTGTTGATGGTGATGCAATAATTAAAAGTGCTGGAGTTAACAACACGCCTGCTGATTTATCGCTTTGGCACACGGATGTTTCAATCGTTTCTGGGGATGACCTTGCAGTCATCAGCGCTGAAGGTAGTGACTCAGGCGGCTCTGCGCCATATCAAGGCGCAAAGATTTTATTTGACGCAGCAGCGAATTGGGACACAGGTTCATCTAACTACTACCCAACAAATATAAAATTCTTTACCCAAGACAACAGCGGCACAGACACCATAGCGGCTGGGCCAAGAATGACCATATCGTCAGCAGGCAACGTCGGCATTGGATTGTCCAGTGGTATCAGCAGCAAGCTGCACGTTAATACTGAGATTTCAATTGGAGCAGACGGAGACAATCGCGCAATTGTTGGTTATACGCCAAACAGGTTTTACATCGGGACTCGCCAAAGCGGAACGAACTACTTTGATACTGTCAGTGTTAGCGGCGGCTCCGTCGGCATTGGTAATTCTACCGTAGCAAGCACAAGGTTTGCGGTAACTGGTTCAGTCGTCGGCGCAAACATTGAGACCACTTCAGCCACTGCGGGTCATGAAGGACTAATCGTTAATCGCCAAAACTCAGACGGGACAGCTATTGCTATAAATAAAGCAGGCTCAACAGTCGGTAGTATTGGTGTTACCAGTGGCTCGTTAGGCATTGGTCAGTCTAACACTGGTTTAGGGTTTTTTAACACTGACAATATTGTTTTTCCTGCAACAGCGGCAGGAGCTACAAGAGACGCTGCTATTGACTTGGGCTATGCCTCTGGTGGACGCTTCAAAAACCTTTACCTGTCAGGCAACATCAGCACAGGTACTGGTGCAGCTAATGCGAACAATTATCAAATCAAAGTTTCAGCAGGTACTACAGGGTTATCTCGTTTTATAGCCGCAGATACTTCTGACGCTGGCTACATAGATTATGAACACTCCTCTGATTCTTGGATACACAGGACTGCTGGCGCAGAACGCATGCGCATTATGTCGGGCGGCGATGCTCGTTTCACATTAGGAGCAGATGCTGTTGGTACTTTTACAGACGAGGTAGGCGAAGTAGGAAGCGGTAATTTTTGCCTTCAAGTTGCCAACAGCGCCCAAAGCGCCCTTAAGCCTTTAGGATTTAGAGCTGAAGATATTCGGTTTGCTACTGGCTCACTAGAGCGTATGCGTATTGCTAGTGATGGCGTTGTCCACCTAAACGGAGATGTGAAAGTCCTGTCAGGCGATATCCAGATGGGTAGCGGTAGAGGTATTAACTTTAGTGCAAGTAGTAACGCTGGCGGTATGACTTCGGAAACGCTGGATGACTATGAAGAAGGTCTTTGGACTTTAACAATAACAACTTCAGGCACTGGAGAAAGCGTCTCTATAGGTAGCACCACTGGAACATATACCAAAATTGGTAGACAGGTTACGGCTACGATTTATACAAGTGGGGTAAATGTATCTGCGGCAGGAAGCGGTGCCGTTCTTCTTGGAGGTCTTCCTTTTACTTGCTCTAACGGGATTCAGTTTTACGCTGTTCCTTCTTTTGGACATACAACTTTGTTTAGTTATGAACCTGACGGTTATGTCACTATTAATGCTAATTATATAACAGTTACTCGCGTAGGGACTACTACCTCTAACGCTTTATCAGTGGGAAATCCAAGATATATGATGATGACAGTCACTTATTTTACAGATTCCTAACAACCATACGCCTAGTGGATTCTAGGCACAGACAGTCCAACCATAGGAGATAAAGATGGCTTTAACAGAAGAAACATTGAACGACAAGATTGAGGTAGTCAGCAAAGGCTCTTGGTCATGTGTTCAAGTAAGAACAGCAACAGTTATCAAGCGGGACGGTGAAGAAATCTCACGAAACTTCCATCGTCATGTCGTTATGCCTAATGCTGACCTAAGCGCAGAAGATGCTGATGTATCTGCTATCTGCACCACCGTATTTACACAGGCTTGCAAAGACGCATACGCCGCATCACTTGAGGAGTCAGCACCATGACAAATTGGGTCATAAGTCAACTTGAACGAACTTTAGACACGGGTGGCGTTATCGTAGCACACTGGAGAGCTACTGCGGTAGACGGTGACTTCTCAGCTTCTAATTACGGCACTTGTGGTTTCACGCCTGATCCTTCTGCTTCCGACTTCATTGCTTATGACTCGCTGACTGAAGCTGACGTAATAGGCTGGGTACAAGCAGAGTTGGATCAAGACGCTATTGAGGCATCACTGGCTGCTCAGATTGAA